GGTTATGTCTTCGCATGATTAAAACTAAGAAAGAGTGGGCATCAATCTATGCCCGCTTCTATACTATTGTCCTCTTACTTATCATCCTATAAATCATTCATACACTACACTGATTGTTATCAATGCAATTGATCTTATCATCACAACAAACACCAATTGATTATAATATCCGTGTAGCAGATAACTACATGCCTAAAGATTGGTGTCAATACTTATTTCAACAGTTGACACCTTCTCCTAATACGTTATCATCTTTCCCTTGGTATTGTTCTGAAATACTTTATACCAATGCCCCTGAATCACAACTTAATTGTTCTCACTTACAAAATATACACTTCTCTCATAACTTCTATTCAGAAGGCAACACTTGTAGTGATCACGGTCACTTAATTCAACCCCTAATTGATAACATTAACCCAGACGTACTATACAGAGCAAAGGCAAATCTTACCACTTATAATGAACTTACAATTAAACATGGGTATCATACAGATGAAGCATTCCCTGGATTTACTTCTATCTTATTCCTAAACACTTGCGATGGTTCAACATCATTCAAATTTAATGATTCCATACAAGAAGTTGATGCTATCCAAGGTAGATTAGTTACGTTCGATAATAGATTACTACACAGTGGTTCAACTACCTCTAATACAAATTGTCGTGCTGTTATAGTCATAAACTATTACAAACATGAATATGCTTTACAATTAGGACCAGAACCAATTAGAATCACTGTACCTAACGATCACCCCACTAATGTATAACTTCTCTAAAGGACAACATGTTACTTACAAACATTATAAAGGTGTTATTAACTTCATCTCTGAGTATTACATAACTATCACCATCAGAGAGTATAACAAACCCGCACTAGAAGCAGAACATGCTAAATCAATGATTCGTCAAGTTAACTTATGCGTCTACCCAAATTACTGGAAAGATATACATATAACCTCTCCACAGGTTAATGATACTTTTTCCACAGATAATGCGGAGATTGTGGAAAACATTAAATAAACTACTATGTGTGTTTAATCCCTCTCTAAATGTCTTGGAGAATTGTACTCTTAGCACGCTTCCTAACAGATGTCAACCCCCTCTAATCACCTCGGAGATACTCTCATCACCATTGCTAATCATTCCCCTCACAGTGTCACACAGAGGCACTTGACAAACTCTCACTTATGCTCTATAATAACACTGTAAGGGTTCATACAAACCTCTTAGATCTTTAAGACTTATGCTGTATCAAATCTATGACAACTCACTAGTGCTGAGAGGTACTTTCGAGAGTATTTACGACCTTGAAAGATATATCGATGGCATTCGGATTAACAGGGGAGAAGCATACCCAGAGACTCCGAGAATGTCGTGCTTCGATTACATTAAAACTATTCAATGGCACTGGGAATGTGTTGACAAATATGGCACTAGTGAGGTATAATTAGTGGGACACTAAGTAACACTTAGCGGCACTTAGTTGTTGTTACATAGGCAGTTATATTGGCCCCCTTAAATATAAAAAAGGCCACTACCCTAACCTACAAAGGTTCCCCAGAGCGATAAGTATATAAAAACCCAAAACGTTTTCCACAGGTTCTAAAAAATTTTCTGAGATAAAAAATGGATGCTAAGACCCGCATAGAGAGACAGGACACGAGAGTATGGGCATTGGAGCAACTAATACGATTAGAGGCATTCCTAGACCCTAGGATGTACGAGTGTGCAGACTATTATGCATCTGCATATGCTTCTCAAGTTCGTGATGATCTATATACACTATGGGTTGAGTGGAAAGCAGAACATCCGTCAAACAATCCTCAGGTAATCAATCGTTTATAGAAGTTATGTCCCATAGATTCACAACAAGACTTGAAGAGGATGATTTTGGTGATCTAATCCTTAATATACCATATGAAGTATGTGAAGAATTGGGATGGGATGTAGGAACTTTATTAGACTATGATATCATTGATGATGGTACAGCATTTATTTTAAGAAAATCTAATGACGAGTGAAGAAATTTTTGAAGCATTTAAAGACAATGCTGATGCTCATGAGATATTAAATGAGATTATTGTCAAACTTGGGAAGAGAATGCAATCAATAGAGGAGTCAATGCAAGAACTTCCCACACCAGACAAGACATATTATAAACCAAAGAATGCAGAGGATTATCTAACACTATGTGAGAATTTGGATGTTATTTACGAACGATTAGAGAGGATAGAGAATGGCAGGGTGTAGGAACCAAGGAAATGCTTGTGAGGAATCTGATCACTGCACCCGCCGAAGACCACAAGCTGTAGCACCATCAGCAGGTGTTCCTGTAGAATATACTGAGTATCCTGTAACACAATTTCGTACAGGGAATTATAATATTCCGAATAGGACTGCTGATGCAGTCATGCATGATTCTATTTTTGTACCGTATGTAGAGGGTCCTCCTGCTGGACCTGCTGATGCGTCAACGGGCGGCAATTGTGGAAAAATAAGATATACAGGATGTGCTGGGGGATTCTTTGGTGGTGATTTTGTTTATGATTGGTATCCTACTGAGTTATCATTTGATTGGCAATCATCAGATACTTGGATAGCATATCTTTATGATACTGGTAATTCAGGAGGAGTTGCAGGAGACCCTGTTTATTATCTTGAAACTTGTACGACTACAAGTACTAATACGACTCAGGGTACACCGAACGTTCCTTCAACGACTACATCAACATCAACGTCTACAACAACATGTAAAGTATGTACAGCACATACATGTTCCCCCGCAACCACTGATTTAAAGTACACTTATAGTGGTCAAGACCTTACTCAGGATCCTGACTGTCCATTTCCAGATTTATTTGGTATTGGTACAGAGAGTAATAAGATTGTATTTTCTTATAATTCATTATCATCAATATTATCTGATGGTGTAACAGAATTTGCTTTTTCTTTTAGTGGATCAGCTTATACTAATGTATATGATGCTACATTAGGAATTGGTGCTGAGTATAATTCACCACAAAATCCATGGCAAGTGGGCGACGAAAATTTCAATACATTTGAAATATTTGATAATGATGTATTTGATAGTGAAACTAAGTCTGGATTTAGGATAAAAGTAAGAATTGAACCTGTCATTGACGAAACTGGTACTACTGCAGTGTTTACTGGCACCAAATGGACAGTATTAGAACTGATGAGTCCTGGACAGGGGTATGAAGTTGATGATGTATATACATTAAATTATACACATGTACATCCAGACTTAACTGAAACTGTTTTAACTGTCGATATAAAGATCACTGGCATTGGTCCTGTGCAAATTACCACAGGGCAAGATGGTTTTGATGTAATGAGAACTAGTGATACCATCAATGGTCATACAATTCTCCGTGTTTATCATACAGATATTGATAATTTTCCTTATCATGTCGCGTATGTAGATGGTAATGGCAGTGATTTTACGAAAGATACGCAATATACGTCTTCTAGAAACCATGTTATCACTGCAAAAGCAGGATATGGTATTAAAGATAGGGCATGTTTAATTGGAAGATACGAATTTACGGAAAAATCTATTCAATATGTGACTGCAAGTTTTGATAAAAACAGTCCAGACGTGTTTAATAACATTAGATTGCCTGATGCAACCGCAACTATAACAAATGGTAAGGTTACTGGGTTTACTATTGACAATCCAGGCAAGAATTTAACGAGTTCTTTCCTAAATGGTCAAGATCCAATCCTTACTATTGGACCTCCTACTAATGAAAATGGTAAACCTGCGGTAGTTGAGGGTAATTTTATCGGTGGTCAACTAACTAGTATCAAAATTGTCAATGGTGGAACGCTTTATGACGCAAATGATCCGCCAAAATTGTATATTGCTAACACATATAAGGAAGTAACGACTCGATATAGCAATGATTCGTATGAATCTGATAAATTAGAGCGGTATTCTGGTTATTTTGACGCATATCCTGGTCCAGAAGACCCAAATGCCAGAGGTGATTTTAACGTAACTGCGGATACGATACCTAAAGAGATTAGTTTTAGAACTAAACAGGAAAATATTGATATTAAGTTTGATCAAAGGCGTAAAAAGGCAGATGTTTTACCGCAATCTCTGTTTAGTCAAGATAAAACTGCTCCATTATACCCCATTCTAATTCGTGATACGGATTTACGGCATTTAGATAGGTTAGATCACACTGATTTAGTCAGTGGTATTAGAAATGAAGAGGCAGATCGTAAAGAAAGAATAGGAACATTGATTGATGGTATCACTCAATACCAAGTTCCAGAGTATAATGTTACTCAAGAAGTTCTTGTTGAGACTGTACAGGGAAGAGTTGGAGATTTACCATATGGCACAGAGTTCACTAAATATATTATGAAGCAGTATCGTGCTGATCCATCAGAACGAACAACAATTAGTGTTACATTAAGTTGTAATCCAGTTGCACCTGGTGTTAATACTACTGTTTGTCCACCACCTGCACCACCAATAGTACCGCCAACATCAACAACAGATCCTACAACTGGTGCTACATCTAGTACAGCTACAAGTTGTATAGTAACTGGTCCTCATGGTCCAGGATGTTTAGCATGGAAAGTATCAGGAGACATTCTGTTTCTACATGATTTAACAAGATCTGCAGCAACTGTTGTATCTGCATCTAAAGCATTTGGCAATCCACTTTTACAGACATAGAATATGGCATCGGGAATTGGACTTTTTATGGGCACTTGCTCAGGGCATGGTTTAGGGGCAGGTGCTTCTCATCACCCTGGATTAGGAGGAGGAATCCTACCAGGATGCCAAATGCCACCTTATGACCCTAAGATTGTTCCTAAACCAGTACAACAAATGGATGCGGTCACTGCTTGGCTTCCTCATCCTCAATTACCCTTAGGTGTCGGTAAAGCATTAGCTGCAAGAGTAGTTGTGAATGGTATTGTTCCTATGGTGGACCAGGATATTCTTATTCCACATCCAACAATCAACGTACACACAGTTTCATATACAGGCATCCCTAAGGGGTGTCCACCAGGAGTTACACCAAATCCTGCCCACTGGTGTACTTTGGGTATTACAGGTGGTAGAGAAGCGCCTGTGGGGCATGCTAGAAAGATTCTGGCAACTGCCAAGACAGTTTTTATAGGTAAAGTACGTGTTTCTAAGTTTGGAGATCCAATGGGAGATAAATCACCAGCATTTCCATGCAACTCCGTTGTTACTGGTTGCAGTCCTAACGTCTTTATTGAGATGAGTGGCGGCGGTGTCTCTTGATGTGCTATAATATGGGAGTCACTCAATAAAGCAACCATGGCAAAAATGAGGAAGTCCCTCTCGGGCAACAGTATGATTGAGTCATCTCCCAAAAAGACTCGTCAGGGTACAGGTAAACACACTAAATATGCTTCATCTTCCCGTAATGCAGCAAAGAAGCGTTATAGAGGTCAGGGAAAGTAGTCTAAATAGTACGATAGTGCTTAAATGGAATGGCTCTCAAACCAATTGGTGGTAAGAATGTAAAAAGATCCAAGTCTTTCAAAGATATTGGTATCTCTTTTTCCAGAAATTTATTTACTGATGATGTTTCTGCCGTAACCAACGAGAATTGCATAAAGCAGTCAGTCAAAAATCTTATTTTGACTACACCAGGGGAAAAACCATTCCAACCTTTAATTGGGTCCAGGGTTTACGAACTATTGTTCGAGCCTTTGGACCCTTTTACCGTTGATGCTATTCGTGATGAGGTAATAAATACAATTAAACAGTATGAACCTCGTGTTGAATTGACAAGTGTGGAGGTAACTCCAATCCTTGAAAACAATAATCTCCTTATTTCTATAGAATATAAGGTTGTTGGAGTTCCTATTGTCGAAGAGATCACGTTTGTATTACAAAAACCAGACTAATGCAACCAAATAATTTAACCGCACTAGACTTTGATGATATCAAAGCTTCTATTAAGTCATATCTGAGAACTAGAACAGAATTCTCGGATTATGACTTTGAGGGGTCTGCATTATCATATCTTATTGATACATTAGCATATAATAGTTATTACACAGCATTCAATGCAAACATGGCATTGAATGAAGCATTTTTGCCTTCGTCAAGTGTTAGAGATAATATTGTAAAACTTGCTAAACTATTAAATTATACACCAAGATCTATTATTTGTTCAAAGGCATGTTTGAAACTAACAATTCAGACAATTGATGTCAATGGATTTTTCCCATCTTCAGTAACGTTACCAAAAGGTCCTGTAGCAACTGGCGGTAATTATATTTGGAATGTTATTGATGATATCACTACAGAAGTTGATACATCTACTGGTGTAGCAGTATTTGATAATTTGGAAGTTTATGAAGGTAGTTTGATTGAGTTTAATTATATCGTTAATACATTTGCAAATCAACGATATCTCATTCAATCCCAAGATGCAGATGTTTCAACATTAACTGTCAGGGTTAAACCTAACGAAACATCTACTAATTCAGACTTATACTCTAGAGTCGATAACATCACTGATTTGAATGCTAATACAAGAGCATATTTTCTTTCAGAAACTGATGATATGCGATATGAGGTAAAATTTGGAGACGATAGTATTGGCAGATCTGTAAAGGACGGTGAGGTTGTTTCCCTACGTTACATGGTAACAGATGGACCAGATGCTAATGGTATTCAATTATTTTCATTTATTGGAAATATCAGAGATACTAATGGTCAAATATATTCTCCAAATGTAGTAGATATTCTTGTAAAATCTAAATCTGTTCTTGGTGATAATGCTGAAAGTGTTGAATCTATTAAGTATTATGCTCCAAGATATTACTCTGCTCAATATAGAGCAGTAACTGCTCAAGATTATGAGGTTATTACTAAAAATATTTACGATAATGCCGATGCTGTTGTTGCTTTTGGTGGTGACTCATTAAATCCTCCTGTATACGGAAAGGTTTATATTGTAGTTAAGACAAAAACTGGTTCTGACTTGAATGATCAAACAAAGAAAAGTTTGAGTAATCAACTCAGAAAGTATGCTATGGCGTCTATTGACCCAGTAATTGAAGACGTTGACAATATTTACATCAACCCTAAAATCTTTGTAAATTACGATACAGGTTGTGGTTCCAATACTTCTCAGATTAAATCTGATATTTCCAAGTCTATTTTAGATTGGGGTAGTCAATCGAAGATTAATAACTTCAACGCATCTTTTAGTACACAATCTTTTGAAAGAGCTATTGAACTTTCTAATAGTTGTATCACTGATGTATCAACTCAATTAACATTATTGAGATATATTAAACCAAATACAAATCAAACAAACACATATTGCATTTCTACAGGATCTCCAATCTATAATAGTGCTCCATCATCTGATGATGGGGATACCAATTGTAAGAAGGAACCAGTAATTTTATCTGGACCTTTTAGAACTGCTGATAGACCAGGTGTCGATCAACAATTTGAAGATGATGGGTATGGCAATCTGAGAACCTTTTACAATACAGGAAACAGAAAAGTCTATACAAATGACTCTGCAGGGACAGTAAATTACGCTACAGGTGATATTTGTTTTGGACCTGTCAATATTATTGGTTCTGGTGGTAGTAATGCCGATGATGCTGATATTAGTATCACCGATTCTTCTACAGGATTGGGGTCTGTAGTCAACCCTGACAACCTTCCTACTGGTCTTCAACTGCCTGTGCAGGTCATTCCATCAAACAGTGCAGTTCTGCCTGCTACAACCCCTGGTACGATCATTAATATAATTAGTCCAGAAATTTCAGTAACCCCGATTGGAACACAGTTCCCATCGGCAATACCACTAAATAGTTTGACGCCAGGTGCATTTAATGTAAGTCCAGTTGTTCTGGACATTCCGACGATTGACAATTCTGGTTCTCTTAATACATCCTCCTGTTTTACGTAGTTAGATGAATATCAATAAGGTCTCCAACGCAGTTTCTAATCAACTCCCAGACTTTATTCCATCGGAATATGAACTATTTGGAAAGTTTATACAGTATTACTACAAATCTCAAGAAAAAACGGGTTTAGGGCAAAATATTCTAAACAATTTTTTAGAATATCTTGATATTGATAAACTCGATATTGATATTCTTGACGGTGCTACTATTCTTGTAGAATCCATTGATAGTAGTGATACTACAATTACTGTTGAAAATATCGATAAGTTTTTACCTGAAAATGGCTCCATCAAAATTAATGATGAGGTTATTTTTTACGAGGGTATTTCTGGTTCACCAAACGTTTCTTTTAGACCTGGTGTATCATACGAACAGGTAAAAATTAAGCAGATCGAATTACAAAGTCCCCTTCGTAACTTTGATGGGACTACACGTAGTTTTGCTCTCTTAAGCGAAGATAGACCAGTAACACCCGTCTCACCACAACATCTACTTGTTCAAGTATATGGAGAGTATCTTGTACCTGGTGTTGACTACGATATTTCTGGAACAAGTATTGTATTCACAGAAGCACCCAGAGAAGTATTAACTTCTGATAGTGCTGATCTCACCAGTATCAAGTACTTTAGTGGGTTTGTAGAAAATAATATTTTCGCTCTAAATGACATCTCTGCTAGTTTTGGAGATGGTAAAACTGAATTTCAAATCACTCGTAATGGAAACACGTTTATTCCTGAACTTGATGAATACGTTATTGCATACTATGATGGAACTCTTCTAACACCTAAAGTAAATTATGTATTTGATAATGATCTTTTAATCTTCAGGGACATTGTTCCTCTAAAAGGTAGAAAACTTACATTATTTTATGTAGATGCTCCAATCCCATCCTTTGGTTCTGGTGCAGCTGCACATGCCAGAATTAATAATCAAGGAGAAATCACATCAATCAATATTGATGAAACTGGTAGTTCTTATAGATTCGATTATCCTCCTGCCATCAGTATTGATAGTGAAGATGGCAATGCTGGTGCTGCAAAGGCACTTATCAACGGAGTTAAAAATCTCCAATTAATTTTTGGTGGAGTTGGTTATAGTGACACCAATCCTCCTATTGTAAATGTAGAGGCACCTACCCAAGAGGGTTCTACATCAGCAAAACTTGCTGCAACTGTTGTTGGTGGCACAGTAACTGAATTGACATTAACAGATTCTGGTAGCGGTTATACTGCGGTTCCTAGAATTACGTTCCAACAACCTGGTGGTGCTGTCGTAGAACCTCCTACCATAGTAAATGGTTCTATTTCGGGACAACTCGTAGTATCTTCTGGGGGTTCTGGTTACACTACACCACCTGAAATTTATATTGATGAACCAACTGGTAGTAACCCAATTAAAGCAAGTTTACAGACTGAGATTACTAATGGTGAAGTTACTTCAGTAAATATTCTGAATGCTGGACAAGGTTACACTAATACTCCTAGAATTAAAATTATTGAACCTACTGGCGCTCAAGTTTTAGAGACAGTAGTCGATTCCGATGGACGTGTCATCACTATCGAAATTCTTGATGGTGGTGCTGGATATGATGATGTCCCTTCAGTTTATATTATTGACGATAGAACTGATCCTTCAACAGGTACATATCTGGGTGGTAGTGGAGCACAAGCGGTAGCTTCTGTGTTTAATGGTAGAATTACTGATATTAATATCACTGAATTTGGTACAGGATATAGTCAGACCGAACCTCCTAAAGTTATCATTCAAAGTCCTCCTCAAGCTTCTGCATCAGTTGAAATTGGTGTTAATGAAATTACTGGATTTGAAATTTTACAACCTGGTAGAGGATACTCTAAAGCACAGTTTTTAAATTGTGCCAGAGCAGCAAGTGGTATTATTGGTTATACCGAAGATGGCAATGCAATTTTTAGTAATAATACTGCTGCATCGGTTCATAATATTGGTGACGCTATAACATGCTTAGATGCTGTATTTGTAAAAAGACTTCTTGATAAGTATACTGAACAGTTCTTACCAAACGTTCCTGAATTAGATTACAAGAAGATTGATGTTCGTACAGCAATCAAAAATATTAAATCTTTCTATCAGACAAAAGGAACAACCTTTAGTATAGAATATCTGTTTAAACTTCTTTATGGTGAAACTATTGATGTTTCTTATCCTAAAGATCAAATTATTAAACCATCGGCAGCAACTTGGTCTATTAACACAATTCTGCGTGCAACGTTAGAAAGTGGTGATCCTAGGAATATTCAAGATGCATTAATTTCTCAAGTTGCAGATATTGCTGATATTAATGTTCAAGATGCAAGTGCTCTTGTAGAAAATTATATTGCAATCAATACTGCAAATACTACCATCTATGAACTTGTTCTTTCTGAAGAAACCATTCAAGGAACGTTTGTAGTTCCTTATAAAACTAGACTAGCAGAACCTCTTGGAGAAGATGACAGTATTATTACTGTTGACTCTACTATTGGTTGGCCTGAAAGGAACGGTGAGTTTATTCTTGGTGGATCTGAAGTTGTTCGCTATAAAGAGAAATCTCTCAATCAGTTTATTGAGTGTACTCGTCTTTCTCCTGGTAGTATTGGTCTTAATCCCTATGTTTGGGATTCTGCCACAGAGGTAGTTTCTAACTTTAAAGTTGTATTAAACAGAGGAACTACTCAAGAAGTCGTAATGAATATTGTTGGTATCGTTGATGCACAACAAACAAATCTTACTGACACTGGTTCTTACTACTTACCAGGTGATAAACTAACTGTTGCTAAACTTGGTGGTACTGGTGAGCAACCATTACTGACTACTTGGTTATATAACGTTAAAAAACTCATTGAAGTTACAGGTATTACTTTTGGTGGTGTTGCTGACAGATTTGCAACAGTAACATGTTCAAATAATCACGGTCTCTTGGTTGGAGACGAAGTTACGATTTATGGTGCTAATCCGATCATTTATAACGGAACGTTTGAAGTAACTTCTAGAGACAATGATACGGTATTCCAATATCAGTTACCTCAAACTGCACTTGTTGCACCACAAGGTAATATTCTTGTTTCTGTTAACTTGAATAAAGGTAAGTCAACAAATACCCCAATCAATAACAGTATTTCTTCTTACACAACAAATATTCAGAACTCGTTCTTTAACGACAACTATGTGTATGTTGCATCTACTGGTATCCCCAACTATAATGTTGGTCCATTTGTAGGTTCTGCACTTCTTCCTGGCAACCAAAGAAAACTTAATAGATTTGTACAGAGTCCATCTACAATTTCTACAAAAAATGTAATTAGTCCTGGTCCTATTGGAACTTGGGTCAACGGTGTTTCTGTATGGTCCTATAAGTCAACATTATCAAAAACTTTCGGACCTATCACTAGCATAACCATTTCTAATGCTGGTCAGGATTATGATGCGGCATCACCTCCAAGTGCAGCTATTACAGGTGGTGGGGGATCTGGTGCTACTGCAGAAGTTGTTGTAAATGGTTCTGTAAGCAGCATTAGTGTTGATACTGGTGGATCTGGTTATACTTCCTCTCCTCTTGTCTCTATTGTTGGTGGAGGCGGTTCTGGAGCGTCTGCAACTGCTATTATCACTAAAGGTAGTGTATCTAATATTCTGATTACTAGTGGTGGTACTGGATATACATCTCAACCAGAAATTACTATTGTTGGTGGTGGTGGTACTGGTGCTACTGGTACTGCATCTGTTAGAGGTCCTATTAAGTCTGTTAATTTGTCATCTGCAGGAAGTTCCTATATCTCCAGTCCAACTGTTACTGTAAGTTCTGGTGTCGGTGCTGTTGCTCAGGCAATTGTCAACAACGGTAGAATTATTTCTATTGCAATTATTTCGGGTGGATCTGGATATACTACTGCACCTGAGGTACAGATTCAAGGTATTGGTTTCGGTGCAAAAGCACAGGCAGTTATTGATACTGAGGGCGAAAATGCTGGTAAAGTTACTAGCATTCAAATTGATAATAGAGGTATTAACTATACTCAAGGTACAACTGTTATTAATCTGACCTCTGTGGGGCAGGATGCAATTTTCTCTGCAAATGTATTCCAGTGGACATATAACTTACAAGAATCTGCTACTTTTGATGATTCTCAAGGTTCTGTTTTTGAAGGATATAATACTCAGTATGGAGGTGAATATGCTCACCTATCTAACCCTCAGAGACTTAGATATATCCTTGGTGATAATTTAATTAAAGATACTAATGATGTTATCGTTGAGCAGGAAACTCAATTAGAGCACTCTCCTATTATTGGTTGGGCATTTGATGGAAACCCAATTTATGGACCATATGGTTACTCAGACCCTACAGACCAATCTTCAAATATTACTAAAATTTCTTCTTCATACAGATTGAAAACTGATTTAGTTTTTGATGATATCACTAATCCCACCCCAGTAAGAACAGAGGGACCACTTCTCAGTACAGATAGTGCTGGTACTTATGTTGAAGACTATGAGTACGTATTCAATCTTGGTGATTTGGATCAATATAATGGGCGTTTCTGTAAGACACCTCAGTTCCCTAATGGTAGATATTGTTATTTTGTAACTATTGATAATACTGAAGCAGGTAATGCTGTATTCCCTTATGTTCTTGGTAGTGACTTTAACTCTGTTGTTGATTCTTGGAACTTAGATGAAGATGCAACTCAGCAAAATATCCCAAGAGGTGTTGTCCGTTATAGAGATCCATATCAAAATGTTGATATTGATGTTGAAAGAACACCTAATGCATCTACCAATTCACTGTCTCTGGAGAATGGAGATATTCTTCGCTTTGAAGTAGAAGATGAAAATAGAGATGGCATCATCAGTCAGGACGAAACTGATGATCCCGATGAAATTCTAGAAGAACCTCCCCTTCAGATTTTTGATTACTTCCCTAAGGTAAAAACTGAATCCAAAGTTGATATTGAAGTTGAAACCATTAGTAGATTTGAAAATGCATCTATTACAGACTTTGTTGTTGAAAATGCTGGTACAAGTTATCAGGTAGATGATAAACTCATCTTTAATAATGATGGAACAGGTGGTTCTGGTGCTTCTGCTCGTGTTTCTAGAATTAAGGGCGAAACTATTAATAGTTTTGGATACCAATATCGTCAAGGATTGAATTACGGTCAAATTACAACAGAAGTTCCTCATACCTTAGAAGTCAACGATACTATTTTTGTTGATTATTCTGAAAATATTGAAACTACCAATAAAGAGTTTACGGTAAGACAACTAAAAGGTATTGAAGAAGTTACTATTGACCAAACTGGTAGTGGATATAATGAAGATATTCCTCCAACTATTGTAATTGATGGTGATGGAGAAAGTGCAGAACTAGAGGCAGTTGTAGATTCTATTGGATCTATTAAATCTGTTAATATCATTAATTCTGGAAATTCATACACTGAAAATCCAAGAGTAATTCTTTCTCATCCTCAAATATTTAAAAAGGCAGATTACTTTATTGCAAAATTTGCTAATGAAGAAAATGTTAAGGTAAATGATATTTTTGTCAATGAAACTAAAGAAACCTTTATTTGCGGTTCAACTCCTGATGATAGTGGTAATACTGTAGCGTTTATTGCTAAATTGTCTGCTGGTGGTGTTAAAGAATGGGAAAAAACTCTCGAACTTACTAGTGGGTTGAATTATGCAGAATTGCAAAAGATCTATGTTGAAGGTAATACTATTTGGGTTGCTGGTATCAATAAGCCAAACAGTAGTATCTTAGGAGCATATAATCCTGATATTATTGTTGCTAAGTATAATCAGTCATCTGATGGGTTGAGTGCTACATTAGAATTCCAAAAGGCATATGCTGGAATTTCAGGTGCAAGTCGTTCTGACAATATTACTTCAATTATTGGAACATCTGATAATAGAGTTATCATTGGTGGTTTTACTAATACCAACTCACCTTATCCTTATGATGCATTTGTTGGTGTCTTGGATTCTTCTGGAACGTTTACTGTTAAGAGAAAAATTGTATCTACAAATGGTAATGAGGAAATCAAAGATCTTCTTTTAGATTCTGCTGGTAATTTATATTTCCTCCTAGAAACTTCTACGAGTCAAAATGCTGGTGATAGAAACTTTGCTATTGGTAAAGCAACTATTAGTAGCACAGCAATAACAACGGTTTGGATCAATGAGATTACAAACAATGCATATTCATTCTTAGATATTTCTTTTGCGATTGATGAGTTTGATGACATATATGTCACCTCTACTCTTCAGTTGAAGAGTGATGATACTACAAGAGATAGTTTCTGGGTTGGTAAGTATAACACATCTGGCAATTCACTTTGGAATTATCGTTATGTTGCCCCTGGAAGAGATATCAATTTAGCACCCAAGTGTGTTCTTGATATTTTCAGTGAGTTAAATATCGCATTTACAAGAGTAGATAATGTTACAGACAAAAAGACTGTAGATTTAGTAAAACTTGATTATAAAGGTAAAATTGTAAATCATACAACTAATGACTTTACTGAAAATACAGTCGAAGGTATTACTGTAAACAGTATTGATGTAGATAACTCTGGTGATCCATACATCTTCGGTCAAACGTCTTGGAATAGAAATGAAGCAATCTTCACTTTTGATAGTGATTTGTCTGACACTACAACCCACCATACTTTAACTACACTTGGTTTAGGTGGATCTATTGAACGTGACACTGATGGATATTTGAAGATTTTCGGATTCCAAACAGGTGCATCTACTGTATTTGAAAATAGTGCTGCAAAGATTGCTGCAACTAGTTTGGGTAATGCTTTGCAAGATGATTTTGTCATCGAATTCCTTCTGTATAAAGATGCTGCTGGGAGTAATGCTGAGACATTAGCTGCAGATAAGCAGTCTCTTATTTCTATTGGTGATGCTCAAAGTGCTACTGGTGGTCTTTGGTTGTATTACAATACAGATGGAACTGCCAATGATGGTAGAATTGAGATGGTTGTTACTAATAATAGTACAGTATTCTCTGGTGCTTCTGCTGCAACAGGTACAAACACTGGATTGTTTGCTGATAATACATGGCAACTAATTTCTCTTAGGAAAGAAACAAATACATTTAAAGTATATGTAAATGGAGTTGAGCAAATTTCTGCTACGATTTCAGATACTGCTCTTGGTTCTAAGGACATTCATATTGGTAATGTTCCTGGATTCCCTAGTGCAGGTGGATTTATCGAAGACAATCAAGGTCAATTCTTTATTGACTCTTTAAGAATTCGTAATAGAGCGGTAACTGTAACAGCACCTAGCGATTTTGGAGATCCTTTGGCTCTTCCTGGCGCAGTTACACTTGCATTAGATCATACTTTTGTTGATACTGCATGGTTTACACAGCAACATGCTAGATACGATTATATCGATTATGAATCATTTGGGTTGAAGGTTGATAAAAATTCCGATGCTACTAGAAGAGGTACATTCAACGTAAACACAAATTCAAACTATGGATTTACTAGAACTGCAGTAACTCCTGTAACTGGTGTTCCATTGACTATAGTCTCTGTTGGTTATGCTCTAGCAGAAGTTGGTTTCCAAACTTTAGACTTGAGCACTGCCATCACTACAATGTCTGAGGGTACGTTAAATCTTACTTATAGTAGAGACGTTTGGAGTTCTAGAACTGCAACTGTCCCTTCTCCTGGTTCTCAAAAATTAAAAGTAACTGCGAATGTCAGAAATCGTTATTACTTTAAGACATTTAATTTACTTAAGATTGATAATGTTCAAGAACTCACTATCAACCAGTCTTTCAACTTTACTGTTGGAGCAAAATTGGTCATTAAAAATGGTGCTTCTTTTGTCAATAGCGGTTATATCACACGAGTAGATATTCCCAATAAAAAAGTATATGTTGCTATTAATAACAATTCTTGGACTAATGATGTCAATGTATATGAATTGTCAACAGAGCAGTTTGATGAGCAAAGCACTTATAATATCGTTGGACCAGTTCCAAATGATGTAAATGAGATTGCACAAACATTCTCCGATATTGTAAACACTACTCCTGGAACATTTGATATTGATCTTGCAACGTTTGATGCCCCAGAAGAAATTGGTGGTACAAATAATTTACATGAATATGCTAAGTTTAAATCCTATGCTGATAATGATTACAGTATTAAGATTGTGGAAGTCAGTGGATCCTCAAGTTATGTTGTAGGTTCTGTTGTCACATTAACTTCAAGTGATGTATCTTTCAATTCGTCTAGTTCTACAGTACAAATTACAAATCTTACAGGTGTTTTAAAAATCACTTTGGTTTCTAATCTTAGTAAGATTCTTCAAGTAACTACTGTTAACAATAGCGATACAGTATATTGTGTCTCTGACACTCTCCATTATTTGAAAGCGAATGAGCAGATTTTTGTTGATGGTAATCCAGATGAGGAAGTTTCTGGTACTGTTTACGATGAGTACGATGGTTCTTTCCCTGTAGAAAGAGTCATTAGTCCAATTGAATTTACATACAAGTTACCTCAAAACGCAGTTAGTTCTCCTGCTACAACTGGTAGTAGTGTAACTGTATTAGTGAAGTCTCCTACATTGAAGATGTACTATGGACATCAATATTTGTTCAATTTGGCACACTCTTCAATGTTAGGTGGAAACCTTTCCTTTGCTAAGGATCCTCTCTATAAGTTGGAATATTCATTCAACTCCATTGAACGTATCGGTACTCCTGGAGTTACTGGTCAAGGTGTTCCTACACCAACAGTTAAGTTTAAAGTTACTGAGGATGTAATTACAAATATCTCATATTATTTCGATCCCTCTAGACCTGGAGCGGATTCTCCTGTCATTTCAGATAGTTATCTGGATGTTACATTCTCACCATATGTTGGCACGTTTACTGTAGATTCTACTTCTGGCGGCACAATTACTACTGGTGATAATACATTCCAGTTTATACTTCCAAATCAACCAGAAGCTGCTGCTACTATCGCAAATGCCTCTTACAGCACTAGTTCTAAAAAGGCAGTCGGTTCTATTTCAAATATTCGTATTGTTAATCCTGGTGGATTCTATACAAAATTACCTATTGTCTCTGCTATCGAATCTAATAGAAAAATTGAAAGAGTTGAGATTAATGAACCTGGAACTGAATATGCTGTAGGAATTTACAGAGGTGTTCCTATTTCGGGTGATGGTGAAGGTGGAATTGTTCAAATTGCTGTTGGCGATGGTACAGATGAAGAAGGTGTATTGATCCCTGGTCAAATTCAATCTGTTGTAGTCACTAGTCCTGGTAAAGGATATACTGTAGCTAATATTGACATTGAAGCAATCAGTGGCATCCTTGGGTCGGGACTTACTGGTTCTGGTGCAGAACTGAATGTTGTTATTCCTGCGTCTGGATCTGGTGCGTCACTCTTTACTCTTGGTGAAGAAATTGGTAAGATTAAAAATCTAAAGAATAATAACTTCGGTTTTGACTATTCTCATGATTATACCTTACGACCAGAAATTTCTTTCCCAATCAACGCTCAGTTGACTGCTACTAGTATTCTTGACAGTATTACTGTTACTGATCCTGGTTCTGGATATACTCAAGCGCCTACTGTTGTTATTTCTGGTGGTGGTGGTACTGGTGCTGTTGCAGTATCAACAATTAAAAATGGCAGACTCTTTGCCATCGAAGTTAAAGATCCTGGGTCAGGTTATTCTTCACAACCTCAGGTCAATCTCAAGTCATCTTTCAATTATGTTATTAACATTGACTTGGGTCTCCTACAGTTTGCTTTCCCTCATGGTATTCAAAATGGTTCTGAAGTTACGCTAAATGTCACTGATACTGGTGAGGGATCTGATTTCCCTCTCGCAGCGGGTGCTATTGGTAGACTTAACGGGTCCAATACTTATTATGCAATTGCTGGAACAGCAAACTCTTTGGAGGATGATCAATTAAAACTTGCTATTACTTCTGCAAACGCAGAACTTGGTGATGCAATCTCTTATGTTAATGCTGGTACTGGTCGTCAATCGGTTCTTACTGAATCTTTTGGTGGTGCAGCAGAAGCAAATGTTATCACTTCTACCTTCCTAGAAGGTGAATTGGTTTATCAGGGTGATACTCTAGAAAATGCTACTGCACAGGGTTATGTTTCTACAAACTCTGGTTGGCAAGTAGGACCTAGAATCCTGAAAATGATTAACTATACAGGAACATTTACTATAGGTGAAACTATTACTGGTGTCATCTCCAAGTCTTCTGGTGTCATATCCAAACTTAAGATTGCTAGAGGTGTCCTAGAAGTTGGATCTATTACTAAGACCACTGGACAATTTGTTGATGATGTTGGCAAACCTTCAGAAATCATTCAAAAGATTCAAGACTCTTACTATTATCAGGACTTCTCTTATGCCGTTAAGTCTTCTGTCTCTATTAGTGAATGGAAAGATGTTCTGGTTAGAAATGTACACCCTGCATCCTTTAAGGTATTTGGTGAACTTTCAATTAGCGACTTTACTACAATTCCCAATAAAGAAACTGATTTTGAGTTAACTAAGTCTGTTGAACTTGCTAATGAAGCAATTGTTCCCAATATTCAAAACTTTACTCTAGTTGAACCCATTTACAGTGAGTTCAACAATACGGAAATTCTTTTCCGTCAAAAGAGACTGACATCTTCAGAGAATATTCTAACCTCAGTTGTACAGAGGATTGATGATATTTCTACTCTGTTTGATGGCGTTAGAACTGCATTCCCACTCACTGTTAATAACGGCGAGTCCGTAATCGCTAGTGCAAATCAGTTGATGGTTATCATGAATGGTGTTGTTCAAACACCTGAGGTTGCTTTTGAAATTCAGAGCGATTCGATCGTATTCTCTGAACCTCCTGCGCCTCCTGCAAGTGTTAAGTATGTAAATGTTCAAATTAGTCCTATTGCAATTATTGAGAACACCTTTGCAAGTACAAGTGGTATTGTTCCTACTGTTGGACAAACTCTGACAGGAACTGGTTCTGGTGCTAAATTGACTATCACTAGAGTCACAGCAACCACTGTAAATATTGGTAGTCAGGAAAATCCAAATAATGTCCAAAAAGAACTGATTGAAGGTTTCTTCACGGAAGGTTCGGCATTTAGTACTAGTGAACTTGTTCTTGGTAATACTACAGGATTCTCTGCTCTATTTGAAACTGCGGTTACAGTTGCAAATAATGGATTATTTGAATTTGGTGAAAGTGTTACCGACCTTAGTGGTGATACTGCAATTATTGAGGATATCAACCTTGAAAAGGGTTCAGAGACTCCTATTGCAAAACTGAGGTATACTGTAGGACCTTCTACAACTTCCTTTGAACTAATTGATCAAGATTCTGATATAAACACACCTGCACCAGTTGCATCTGGAGTATTTGTTGTTGATAAAAACTATCAGATTGGTAGTGAGATTATTAAAGTTACTGGTATCACTCAAAATTCTGAATCTACAACATTAGTTGTTGTTAGAGGTCAACTTGGTACTTCTTCAGGTGGCATTCAACAGAGTACACCACTTTATGGAACTGATATTACAATTACAAATGATCTTACTTTGAGTAAGACGGTTGGTACATATCAATCAAAACCTGGTCTTTATGATATCCTTCTAGATGAAGTAATTATTGGTGCTAAGTCTCGTGTTGTTGCTAGGATTACTTCTACTACTCCGTATGTAGACCCCGCAACAAATGCAGTTGTTGAACAAGTAGAAATTTCTGAAGGTTCTTCCTTCTTTGCTCTGCTATTTGATAGAATTCAATCAACGACATATCCAAATATCGTTTTGGATGATATCTCAGAATCTCAAATTGCAGTTGTTGAATTTGATAACAATGCCACCGATTTTAATACTAAATTCCCTGAAAATGAATTAATCAATCATTACATACTTCCTTATGATAATGAGACTGGAGATTTACAAGACAACGAGTTTATTAGAAATTATAAAATTGAATATGGTAACGAAAGTGGTAATTTTGTTTCTGATGAAGATCTTTCAATTCGTAAATTATCCCTTACTAATGAAGTCGGTGAAGGTTTCTTCTCTCTGGGTCAAATCCTGCGTAGTAGAGATACCAAAGCAGAAATTATTGGATATAACCAAGCACAAAAAACTTTGTATCTTGGAAAACTTGGTAGAATTAATTCCACGGGTCTTGATATTCATAACTTGACTTTTGCTGGTAATGCAGCACTTTCTACCACTCAGACAAAGTTTGGTTCAACATCACTATCTTTAGATGGTACTGGAGATTATATTAGTGAATCTTCTTCTAGCGACTATGGAGTTGGTACTGCAAGTTATACTCTAGAAGCATGGGTACACCCTGCTGCTGGCGCTCTGACGGGAACTGCTCACCTTGTTGACATGAGAACTACTGGTACAGAAGTTGCACTCAGACTTTATGTTGAAGCAGGTCAAGTTAGACTTAATGTTAATGGTACAGATGTAGTAACTTCTGGTGCAATCACTTTAGTTGCTGACACTTGGGCACACGTTGCTGTTGTTAGAGACGGTACTGACATGGAATTGTTCATTGATGGTGCGTCCGTAGGTACAGGAACTGATGCCAATACATATACTGCAAAACCAATAGTAATTGGTTCTTCTTATAATAATGCTGATGCATATGAGGGATATATCGATGAACTTAGATTCTCTAACGTTGCTCGTTATACTGCACCATTTACTCCTCGTGCGGGAATTTTCCAAGGTGATATTAACACCAAACTACTCCTTCACTTTGATGGTGCTAACGGTGACACATACTCATATGATTGGTCTGGTTCTCAAGACTTCACATTGGGTGAAGAGTTTAACAATGATGCGATCAATGCAACAACAAATGCAAATGGTGGTGCAGTAGTTGCTGGTTTTACTGGTAATACTCACAGATATTATGATGCTGCAACTCTTCTTGACAATAATAAGAAATTTATTGCAAAAGAAGTTGTATACCTCTTAACTCAACAGTATCCTTCCCTAACGATTCCTGGTGGTAACGTTAATTGTGAAGATGATATTGAGGATATCATCGAAGCACTTGTAGAAGATCTTCGTAATGGTTCTAATAACCATATCTGGGATGCTTCAGCACTTTATGTTGATAGGACAGATGTTAATGCAGTCGCACTCAACCACGTTGAGACTGAAATTGACGAAACAGTCTGGGCATACAACAAACTTGGTGATTTCATTCCATACATCATCAATAATGTTCTGTGGACAGTATCTGGTTCTCATGGATTAACTCAGTATACCGATACCACACTTACTGATTCTAACAACACAGTATACGCTCAGTTTACTCCTACTGCAGCAACTTACAGTGCATCGACTGGTGAAATGGAGTTGACGATTGGAACACATAGTTTGACCACTAGTAGTCAGATATCTCTTTCAACTGGAGGTATTGTATTTACGTGTAGTTCTGATAACGATGTAACTCAGCATGCTTATCCTAGAAGTGATGATCCTGCACATCAAAGTGTACTTAAAGTCTCTGCGACTACTGCTACTACTATTACGATAAATGTTGGGGCATCTCCTGCAGACCAACAATATACTCACACATTTGTTTCTGCTGCAACTAATTCAGTATCACTTCTAAACTATACTACTGGAGATTGTTCAGATGTTGCATCGACAGCAGATAATCTGCTCGACATTCTGATTGACACGCTTACAAATGCAGACCTGGCAAGTCCTGTTGACCATCTCGGAACAATTACTAAGGTATCACCTGCTATTGAATACAGTGGTGCTACAGTTGATAGTTTCTATGAAGAGACACTGCAAGCAAATTACACTGATAATCCAAATGATATTCTTTACACGAATAAAATTGGTGTTAGTGGACAGTATAGATTCCGTGATGCTGCAAACTTAATTCGTTCAAACAGAACTGCTATTGTCGATAAGGCAGCATTTGATATGCTCACCAGGTATCCTGATCTTACTCAGTCAATGCCTAGAAATGCTGATGGTACAAGCACTGCTGGTACAGAGCGTTGTAAAGCGGACTTGGGTCTAATTCTTGATGATATCGCAACTGATATTGAAAATGGTGGCAATAAGACAGTTGCAACTACATCCAAGTTTTATATTGGAAATAATAATGTTCTGCAGCATATTCGTTTGCAAGTTTGGCAATCTGTATATGCACATGAAAGACTTGGTTTCTATGCGAAGCAAGCAATCAATGGAGATTTGACTACTGACAATACTAATGAACTTATTATTGGGGATTGGGGTATTACTAATGACGCTGGTCAGTGTGCTAATGTTCAAACTGCCATCGATAACCTTGTTACTCTTCTTAATGACACTATCGCTCCTACTGGTGCAGATTTTGGAATTGCCGCCGATAGATTACACTTTAATAGGAACTTTATGGCAGAGGAGGCTACAGGTCTTCTTGATAACGAGTTCACTTATGTCTTAAACAATGTTACCTATAGAGCATTTGATTATCCAAATGGTACTGCTGGTAGAACTAAGTGTCAGAGAGATTTGAAACTAATTATTATTAGTGCAATCTCAGATCTTCAAACTGGTGGAACCAATAGCACTATTGATGCAATTGAACTTTATTTCAAAGCAAATCTTCAGTTAGACCATATTGAAGACCAACTTTCTGCAACTATCTTTGCTATCGAAAGTCTTAGAAATGTCGGTCTTAAAGCAATTGAAAACCTCCTTTATGACACTGGTTCAACAGTAACAGGTGACCAATATAGTGGTCAATATGCATCTTCTGCTGCATTCAGAGATTCTGAATCAATGACCAATGTTGAAGCAGTTAAGGCAAGATGGGGAGAACTGATTGATATTGCAGTAAGGATTCTTTCTCCTGCTGGTATTCCTGGGAGATATGCTTCTCAGCAAATGCTGTTCAATAAAAACTATTATAGGACTGAAATTACAAATACAATTGTAGATCAGTTTGGTCAGGGAGCATGGCAATATGATTCATTCCTTGATGGATTAGTTGACAATCTTTCCCATGATATTATTATTACTGATACCACAGCTTCTAATACTACCGAAGCAAGAAGAATTTCTCTTTCTAGAGAAGGTGTCGTCAGTGAACTTGTATTCACTGCAGGTGCGGGATATCAATCCTTACCAACAATTGCGTTTACAGCACCTTCTGCAGGCATCACAGCAGCAGCAGTTGCGACTCTTGAAGCATTTGGTCCTCTTTCATCTATCACTATCACTGACGGTGGTGCTGGATATACATTGCCTCCCGATGTAACGCTTTCTGGTACTAATGTAACCAATGATGGTTTAACAGCAATTCTCACTAGCGATTCTGTTACATCCATGGTTTATGATGGTAGAGTTTGGGACTCAGATGATTTCACCGCTGTCGGAACAGGTACTGAAGCACAAGATGCTGGTACTGGCACTGGAACTACAGGAGGTTTTGCTGGTGGTGGTAGACACGTTAGATTTGGTGCTGCATCTGGTACTAGATTTGTTATTACTGATGGTTTAGATACTACAGGATATGATAAGTTCCGTGCATATGTAATTGCTGGTACTGGTAGTAATGGTGGTGATGCTCCTGAAACTGGTACTAATGATGAAGATTTAGAACTTTACTATCGCGTTGGTGCTGGCGCTTGGACTTATGTTCAAGACCTTATCAGTGCTTCAAATGCTGCAAGTTTTGCTACTTGGACTGCAGTCGAAGCAAATCTTCCTGCTGCAGCAAAAGCGTCTAACGTATCATTCAAAATACAACAGACTTACTATGAAGATAGTGTTAGTTTCGATCATTATGGCATTAAGAGATTTGGTGTCATTGACAATAACAAAGAATTTGAAGGTATTGTCACAATCTCTGTTGCTAATGCAGTAGAAGAAACTGCATCTACTACGGATGCTGCAGCATCGTTCATAACACTTCGTGAAGTTAATAGTGTAACTATCACTAACCCTGGGCGTGGGTATGATCCAGCATCTCCTCCCACAGCAACATTTAGTGGAGGCAATCCTAGCACTCCTGCAACAATCACCAACATTAACGTTGTTCTAGATACTTCTAGATTTACCAATGGTGAGACCTTAACATCTAGTGGTGGTGGAACTGCTCAGGTTCTTGAAGATACTGGTAATGCAGTTTATATTGGTCCTATTACAGGAACAGTATTTGCTGATGCGGATACATTAACTGGTGGAACTAGTGGAGTTACTTCTACGATTCCTACAAGTGGTGTTGGAACGGTCTTTGATTACTACACTAATGTCGGTAATGTACTTACATTTAATGATGCTAGATTGATTCAATCCCCCATTGCATCCGAGTTCTCTGTAACTAATTTGTGGACTAATCCCGAAGCATTTGAAGTTAATTGGACTACTGTTGATTCTACATTTGCGGTCAACGATATTCTTGCTCCTGATGGAACACAAACGGCAGAAAAAATTATTGCTAGTGTTAGTGGAACTAATCATGGATTGATTAGAGATTATAGTCTTAATCAGTTTACGACTATGGACTCGGGTAATGTTACCTTTGATTCTGGTACAGATACTTTTGATGCAGGTTCAGTTAGTAACGAAGAAGACCAGACATTTACAAGTTCGGTATTTGTTAAATCTGCTGAATACAGTAGAGTTAGATTTGTAATTGCCTTGGATGAAGGACTATCAGGAGAACAAACTCTCTTCTTTGATGTCAATCTGGCAGATGGTTCTTTCGGATCTATTTTCCAAACTCAGGGTGGTTTGATTTCTTATGAAATGAATACTGTTCCTTTTGGTGATGGGTGGTATAGAATTTATGCAACACTAAGATTCTCCTTCGGATTTAGTACTCTGAGGACTAGGATTAGAATTAAAAATGAAAATAATCAATCCACTTTCAGTGGCGATGGAACTTCGGGCATTTATGTCTGGGGTGCTAAACTTAACAAGGGTGTATTTGATGCATATACTGCTGTTGGTGGAACATCATTCTTCTCCAATACTGAGTATAATGTCAAGTTGTTCGCTTTAGACTTACTAGAAGACTATATCGAAAGTGCTCTTGATGGTGCTCTTGCTACTCCAACTCCAAATGGTTCTTATGCATTCGATAATACTACTTGGAGATCTGCATATAATACTGATGAGATTCTTACGATTGTTAGAGAAAATGTTCAGTTCTATAGAAACCAATTAGGCAATTCCACATATTATGTGGACGTAACAGTCAATCCTGGTATTACTATCCCCACCAGAGAATATGGCATTACTTATGTACCTACAGGTGCTGGTGGTGGATTGAATACATCAGATTACTTCTATGGACAATTTAGCGATCAAAATGCTGAACTTGAATCTGTCGTTCTTAATGAAGCACAAATTGCTAAAGTTTATAAGAGATTCCGTATTGATGGAGACATCACTGATGGTCCTTACACGATGGGTGAATCTATTGTAAAACAAGGTGATTCTAATGTTACAGGTCTTGTCTATGGATTCCATGAAGATGAAAATTACAAGTATCTGGATGTAGAAATTACTGGCGGAACTTGGACTATCAATGATGTTATTCAGGGTGCTGCAAATACCACTATTGCAACATTAAGTGCAATTGAAAATAGACTTCATATCATTAAACTGAGAGGTGATTTTGCGAACGATATTCCTTTCTATGCGTACACCAGCGAGCAGTCTGCTTTACCTACAGCATTCTATAAAAATGAAGCGGCAGTTTTAGATAATCGTGGTGGTAAACTAACGGTTGATACTTCTACCTTAAATGGCACATTTGATAAAAACTCTGTTGTTTACTCTAGCAGCACTGAACTTTATATTGATGTTCAACAATATGAAGGACTCGACGTTAAGATCGGTGATAAAATTATCTCGGGCGGAAATATTCGCTATAGTTTCTCCACAAGTGTAGCAGACTTTACAGTCGGGCATTACATTTATAAACTGAATTCTGGTGGTGGTAGAGACACAAGTAAGAGAGCGATTATTACTGGTAAAGATACTGATAACGATTATCTATATGTTGCTCCTATTGACGGAACATTCGTTATCACTGATTCGGTTGGTGATTTTGGTGCCGCAGGTGGTGGTGCAAATACTATCGCCACGGGCACGATTAGTACTGCAATTACTACTACAGGAAGTGCAGCAGCACTCATTGGGAATATCGTTGCAGTTGGCGTTAATAAGAGACTTTATCTTACTAGTGTCATTGGAACTTGGGGAGTAAATGATTATGTTATTGGAAAGCAGAATTACAAATCTGTCATACTCGATAAAGTTATCTCACGCGCTCGCGTGAAGAGAGCATTCAGAGGATTTGATGGTATACAAACTACCTTCGACCTCTCTATCAATAATGGTACAGCATACCTGCCCGATCCTGCAGGACACATGCTTATCTTCGTCAACGGTATCCTACAACCTCCTGGTGCTGGTAATGCATATAATGCATTCTCTGATAAGATTCAATTCGCAGAGGCACCTGATCCAGGTTCAACATTTACTGGATTCTATGTTGGTAAATTGAGACAGTTGGATGATATTTCTTTCGAGTTTGATTCTTTACGTCAATCATTTAACCTGAAACGTGATGATGTTTTCTATTCGTTGACTCTTACTGAGGGCGTTCAGTCTACAACAATCAGACCTGAGAATAATATCATTGTCTCGCTCAATGGGGTTATTCAAGAACCAGGTGTTGGTTTTGAGATTGTTGGTTCGAGAATCATCTTCTCAGAGATTCCTAGAGTTGGTTCTAGTTTCGCTGCATTCTCATATGTTGGTTCTGAAGCAGACGTTGACGCTGCTGAGGTTGTTCCTCCTGTTGAACCTGGTGACTTCTTAGAGATTCAGGGTGAGACAGAAGACCGTGAGGTCGCTGTTATTGAATCTTCTAACTCTCTGATCACGTTTGATTATCTCGGTTCTGTCTTCGGTCAAAATGCTGATGCGACAGCAGTTCTTACTAGTGGATTTATCCAAAAAGTTAGCGTAACCTCACCTGGTTCTGCTTATACAAGTAGACCTGTTGTTAGGGTTGATTCTATCAGTGGATTTAATGCTGACATTCGTGCGATTGTTGGAATTAACACTGTTGAGGTTAATAATACTGGATCAGGATATAAAAATTCTACCATTGCGGTCGAAACCGAAGTGCCTGATGACTGGACTGCCCCCAATCTTGCAGACTACGGTGAAGAAACAGTTGACTATCTCTGATAAATAACTAAAAAACTAGCACGAAATGGCTAAACAAACTCTTGGATTAGGTGGCGCAGCGAATGACAGCACGGGGGATACCCTCCGTGTTGGTGGTGATAAAATTAATGATAATTTTGATGAAATTTATTCTACGCTCGGCAACGGTTCTGCCTTAGCACTGACCACAGCAAATGCTGCTAGTGGTCATGTATTAAAATATAATGGCAGCAGCTTTGTTTCTGCCGACTTTGCAGTGCTCACAACATCTCTAGATGTTGATATACATGGAATTATTTCTAGTGGCAATGGGAATATTCCAATTACTCCTAACGGAACAGGAGATGTAGTTATTACTGCTGGAGGAACCGTAACTACTTTTGAAGGTTCTGATGGCACCATTGACTTCCCTACGTCAATCAAGTATAAAAACGAATATACTTCAATTGGCAATGCACCTACTTCAGCAGCATATCCTGGGTATTTTTTCACTGTTGATGGTGATGATAATCCTTATGTGAATATGAATATTACTGCAGGTGGTGTTGGTGATACTCAGGCAGCACTTCTTACGCAGTACTCTAGTGTTAACGATCTTAATGATGTTGATACGACCACTACTGCCCCAACCAATGACCAAGTTTTAAAATGGAGTTCTAGTTCCAGTAAATGGTTGCCTCAGGATGACCAGTCTGGTCTAACCAATCTTAATTTATTCTCAACAATAGCAGCAGATACTGGAAGTACAACAGCAGATAGTTCTGCAGATACAGTAACAATTGCTGGTGGTAATAATATTACGACGGCAATCACTGGTGATACACTCACTATTGATTTTTCTGGTGTTGTTACCAGTACATTGTCGGGTATGACAGATACCGACTTTACTGGACTGACTCAAGGTGACAATTTGTTCTACAATGGAACATCTTGGGTAAGAACAGCAAGTCCTCTTACTTGGTGGGAAATTGGTTCTAGTGGTGCAAATGATTATACGTTTAGTGGTCCTGGTTTCCCTGTAACTGTAAATGACCCCACGATTTATGTTTATAGGGGTTTCACCTATGCTTTTGATAACACTTCAAATGGTGCTAGTCACCCATTTAGAATTCAATCTACAACTGGATTGAGTGGTAACCCGTATACCACTGGCCAATCAGGTAATGGTCAAACAGTTTTGTATTGGACTGTTCCTATGGATTCACCCAATACTCTTTATTATCAGTGTACAGTACACGCTGCTATGAACGGCACCATTATCGTAGTAAACTGAGGGTATAAATGGCAAGAACAGTTCCTGGATCAGGCGCACAAATTAAGCCTATCTTTGATAATTTATTCGGTGTTCGTGCTGTAGAAGTAATCAATCCTGGTATAGGATATGATCCTACAGATCCCCCTAGATTGACTATCACGGGTTGTGGCATTCCCGAAGCAGAAGCAATATTATATCCAATTATTGATTCTGATTCTGGTAAGATTATTCATATCAGAGTCTTAGAAAGAGGACGTGGATATGATCCTTTAAGATTGCAGATTGTTCCCACATCAGAATCTCTGGGTGTTATCAATTCTTTTGATATTAATAGGATTTGGCAAAACTATCCAAACTCTCTTACTTCAGGGACTTTTGAAGTTGATCCTGAGGGGAATTTAGTAGATAGACTTAGAATTGTTAGTGATAATGATCCAAAACCAGCAGACATTCTCACAGAAAGAGATGGGTCGGGTCTAATATTAGATAGAAATTTTGACCAAGTTTTCATCTATAGAGGTGGTAAACAGGTTCCTTTTGGACAGAATAGAACATTCCAAAAGAATAAATCACTTGGTATTATGGCAAATGGTGTATTCTTACACACACCAGAGTGGGGAGCAGCTGCTGGTGATGCCCCTATAGGATTTGAATTAGACACTGTACTAGAGTCTAATGTAAAGCAGTCTGATGTTTATGATGCAGTTATTGACAGCAATACATATTACTATCAATCTTCAAAATTAATAAATCATTTCAAGTTAAACCATAGTGTTCTTGACTGGGGTCTCCATAAAGTATTCACTTGGAAGTTGAAAGTCGAGTATGGAAATCTTTTAGTAGATATATCAGACTTAGATGAGACTATTGGTGTTGTAGAGGTAGGTAGAACTATTGTAGAGATTGGTGGTGATGGTGAGGCAGAAATTGTAAAGATTGTAAGAAATGCTCAAAATGTAATAACGCAAATTTACTTGAGAGATGTAACAGGAACATTTCAAGAAAGTTCTGCCGTTCTTGGTTCTAATGGATTCTCTTTCACTATTAGTAGTGTTCCACGTTCATTAAATGTTTTCTATATTAATTTTGGTCCTGATGCGGCATTATTTGGTTCTTTTATTCCCGATACATATTACCTAGCACCAGAAAATATTCAGGTAAGAAAGAATTATGTAATCATCTTTGATCAATCTGACGCATCAAATCAGCAAGGTATAGGACACCCTATTCAGTTTAGTACTACTCCTGATGGAGAGTTGAATAGTGGAAGTTTATTGTATAATAGCACTGGTGCTTCTGCAGCAGTCGCTGCTGATTACGAAAATGCATTTAGTAGCATCTTCATTATGAATGGAGATGAAACCAATAATATCTACTTTTACTGTAAGTATCACAGATATATGTCTGGATATGAAGGACAAGAAGGATATATTAGTTTAAGTAGTGTTGAAGACACTGAAGTTCCAGATAATGATTATTACATTACAGATTTCTTCCAAGAAAGAGTTACTATCACACCATCAGACTTCATTAATGGAGTTGATTATGATTTAAATCTCAAAAATTCTAGTATTGAAAGTTCAGGATCTGGTAATGGAACCACTGGCGGATTTGATATTGGACAGCACTTTAGATTAGGTGGTAATGCGGGACAGCGATGGGTAAGATTTGATCTAGATTTACGAAATGTTGTTACCTTTGATGTTGAAGTAATCCGAGGTAATGATTCTAATGGTGGAGAGAACCCCGATGTTAATGAAGAACTTCGCATATATTTTGCATTCAATACTTCTTATGGTTCTGTTCAGGTTGCCAGTTATAACGACTCATCATTCGATACACTTAAAACTATAACAGTTGCAGTCCCTCCTGCATCTAGAAATAACAACCAAACGGTATTCTTATATCAAAACAATGCTAATGGTTCTGGTTTCGATCATTGGGGTATTAGAAATATTACTGTTGGTTCTGGAGACGATGATTTCTCTAGGCATCCAGATGGACACTCCAAAATTCTTGGTATGTCTTTTGATGGATATCCCATATACGGTCCTTATGGATATTTTGGTGCTAATAATGCTGTCCAAAGAGCAGCAGATTCTTACAGATTAAAAGTAGGAGCAGAAATTGATGGTGCCAGGGAAGAGGTGGTTAATCCATCATCTACGACTTATGCGGTAACTGTTTCTAGTGGTAAATTTTTATATGATGGTTCTATCCCAAACTTCCTCAATTTAAAACGAGGAAACACATATATTTTCAATCAAGATGATGCATCGAATGATGGAAATATTTTACTGTTATCTAATGATTCTGATGGTTGGCATCCAACACAAAATGTTGGAGATGTTGGAAATCTAAGTTATCTATATCAACATCCAAAAATTACATATAGTTTAGATGGAACTGAAGTAACTTATTCTCAGTATGTTACTGGATTTACTACTTCATCTAGCCGACAATTGCAGATTGTAATTCCATCTGATGTACCTAAAACTCTTTATACTTATTCGTATGCAAATGCTCAGTATGGTGTGAGGAGTGTTCAAGATGGATATGCCATGGGTATGTTAGTTCAAGATTATATCTATGATTCGACAGAGGGTGATTTAGATCAATTTAATGGTTTGTATGTAGTTACACCAGAATATCCAAATGGTACATATGCATATTTCTTGACCGAATCTTCTAATGGAACGCCCACATATCCTTACTGTATTGGACCCCAATTTTTTGGTGCTCCATTATTTGAAGGAGACCCTGTTCCAGAACTTGCTTCTGTTTCCCCTTCTGGTGCAGAAGGAGAAGTTGTATTGAAAGATGATGGTTCGATCGATTATATTAGAATGACGAAAAATGGTGATGGTTATTTTGGAACTGCTGAAGCAAGAGTTCTTGGTGGAGAAGGTACTGGAGGAACTGCTTCTCCTGTAGTTCAAACTATCACTGGTCTTACTATTAGAAATGAGGGTAGAAGTTTTGCTACTCCACCAACTCTTGTATTTGAAGGTGGTGGTGGACAAGGTGCTCAAGGTGCTGCCGAAATTTCTACTTTGGGTAAGGTCACTTCAATTACAATCACTGATGATGGAGATTTCTATCAAGAACCTCCAACTATTTTAATTGATGGTGGTGGTGGCGGTGGAGCTAAAGCAATCGCAAATATAGATCAAGGAAAAATTAGTTCTATTGAACTTACAGATTCTGGACAAGGATATGTAAATCCCCCTAGGATTATCTTTACTAAATTAATTAATTTAAAGAGAAAAACTAGGTCTAGACAATCTCTAAATTCTCAATTCCAATATCTGACAGGGTTAACTAAAACAACTACTCCTGATGCTACTGAAATCTTCGTTAATTCTACAAATGCATTCCCTGGTTCTGGACAGTTTATTCTTAATAATGAAATTGTCACTTATACGGGTAAAGCACCAGGTAAATTTACAGGTCTTACTAGAGGAACGAATTTTAATTATGACCAAAGAGTTATATTAGATTCTACTCAAGATGTTGCTGGTGTTTCTAGTTACAATTTTAATGTTGGTGACGTTATTACTAGAAGAGTTGAAAGTTCTAGTAATAAATTAGCAAAAGTATATGATTGGAATCCTGCTACTAAGGAACTTCTAGTAACTTTTGAAATTGATGAGTTGGCATTTATTGATGCTGGTTTTGCTGCTACCGAAGATGCTATTGTGCAGTTTGGAGGTGGATTGCCAGATTCGTCAACGGCATCTCAACTTCCACATAATACAATTGTTTCTATTGGTGATAATATTACAACCTTAACTGTTCCCATCTCAAGTATTCAGGATAGAACATTTGAGGATGATGATGAAAACGAAGATCCTGATAATGCTGGAGTATTTTTGGGAGATGGCATTCCCGATTTGATTAATGCTGGTACTGATTACGCTGGTCAGATTAGTCTTGATGGTGGTATTTTCAATTCCTTATATGGTATTGAAGAAACTCAAGGTGGAACAAACACTACATTATTTGCTGTTGGAGATAGTATTTTAGATGCAACACCTTTCCCACAACAAAAATTTGCTACCATTGATACAGCTGGTGGATTATCTGAAGGAGTTGAGCATGTTGCTCAAGTTAGAGTTACTGTAGATAAAACTGTTGGTAACGGTGTAAACTTCGGTGTTAATGAGGTTGTTACAGGATCTGTTTCTGGTGTAACTGGAACTGTAGTTTCTTGGGATAGCACTGCAGGAGTATTGGTGCTTTCTAGTATCACTCCATTCAACACAGGTAATGTTAACAAAGGTGTTAACGGATTCCTGAATGAGTTCTCTTCTAGAGGAACTATTATTGATTTAGTTGTTCAAGAACCAGGAATTAACTATTCTGCTGTTCCCACTGTAACAGTTGAAGATGATGGAGATATTCAGGCAACTGTTACTGCCGTATTAACTGCTGCAGGAGATCAAATTCAATCATTAACTATTACTAATGGTGGATATGGATATAATCAATATGTCGAAACTAATGTATTACATCCTACAATTACATTCACAAATGATTCGGGTGACACTACAGGAGCAGGTGCTGCAGCATATGCTATCTTAGGTGGGGAAAACATTGTAGGTAATGCAGGTGCTTCTTATCGTATTAAGAGTATCGAATATCAGACAGTTGTACAAACCTCATAAATAGACAAGTAGAGGAACATTGTATCCATAGGAAATGGCAGCTTTACTTACTGATCAATTTAGAATTTTTTCTGCGAAAAAATTTATTAAATCTTTGGAGGGTCCTGATGCCAACCAAAGTGATACTGACGCTGGTGCAAATAGAGACAGACTCTATTTGTTTATTGGCAGACCACAATCTTGGGATAATGAAAACTCACCTCCTCAGGCGGTAGATTCTTTCTCTCAATTTTCGGCATCATATGATGATATGATTTCTCTGAAGCGAGTTCTTGCTTCAGATACAATTCAAGTTGTACGTAGAATTGACTGGGTTGCTCCAGAAGAAACTACTGGTGGATTAGGTTTCACCTATGACATGTATCGTCATGACTATTCTCCTAGTAGAACTGCTTCCTCTGGTGCTACTAAACTGTATGATTCTGACTTTTATGTTGTAAATTCTCAATATCAAGTATATAAGTGCATTTATAATGGCACTTCCCCATCTGACCCTAACGGAAAACCCTCTACAGTTGAACCTACGGGCACTTCTACTGCTATTATCACCACTGGTGATGGATATCGTTGGAAATATATGTACACCATCCCCGTTGCTTCGGTTCTGAAGTTCTTCTCTGGGGACTACATGCCAGTATTTACTAATGATGCAGTAAAAACTAATGCTGTTGCTGGTGAAATTGATACTGTAGTTATCAACTCTGCAGGTTCAGGGTATAACAACGGTACATACGATAATGTCGCTATCAATGGTGATGGTACTGGTGGTAGAGTTTCTATCGTTGTTGATGGTGGTAAAATTATTTCTGCTACTGTAACATCAGGTGGTACAGGATATACTTTCGGTAAAATTACCGTTGAAGCGATTACTGGTATCGGTACAGGAACTGGTGCTCAAGTTGATGTCATCATTCCTCCTCCTGGTGGACATGGTTCTGACTCTGTTGTTGAACTAGGTTCCTTTAGAGTTATGATCAATGCGAAACTTTCATATGATGAAGGTGCTGGAGACTTCCCGATTGATAACGATTATCGTCGTATTGGTTTAATTACCAATCCCTTAAAATTTGGTACGGAAGAACTTATTGCAGATTTAACAGTTTCTGCTGGTAAAGCAGTTATTTTCTCCCCCACATTTCAAGGTAATTATTCTCCTGATGAAATTATTACACAAACAAGAGTTGTTGGTGGTACAAACGTCACTGCTCGTGCTCGTGTTATCTCTTGGAATCCAACAACAAAAGTATTGAAATATTATCAAAATGATGTTGACGGTATCTTCCCAGAAGTTACTGGTACTCAAAATGAATTTGATGGTTCCAATGTTATTAGTGGAGCTACTTCTGGTGCTGCAGGTACACCAGATACAAACTTCCCTGCCGTTCCAAACACATCCTCTAGAACTATTAATGCGACAGAGTATGACTTGGGCATGAAATTTAATAATGGTTATGCAAAACCTGAGATCAAGTCAAACAGCGGCAACGTTGTTTATATAGATAATAGACGAGCAATTAGTCGTGCAAACGACCAAGTAGAAGACATCAAAATCGTAATCGAGTTCTAATGGCACAAAATACCAATCTTAACGTCTCCCCTTATTACGACGACTTCGATAAGGATAAGAATTTTTATCGAGTCTTGTTCCGTCCTGGATTTCCGATTCAGGCAAGAGAACTTACTACGATGCAAAGCATCTTGCAGAATCAGGTAAAGAGCGTCGGCGCTCACCTGTTCAAAGATGGTGCAATGGTCATTCCAGGTCAAGTAGGTTATGACCTGAATGTCGATGCTATCATGCTTCAGGAATCTTTCCTGGGTGCAAGTGTTGAGCAGTATAGAACTCAATTGACAGGTAAGATTATTGAAGGTCTTACTTCTGGTATTAAAGCAAAAGTATTATATAGTATCTCTGAAAGTGATTCTGAGAAAGGTTATATCACATTATATGTGAAATATATTGAGTCTGGTGGAGAGGGTAATGCACAGACTACGTTCACAAATAATGAGCAGTTAATTACCAATGCAGAAATTACCTTCGGTAGTTCGCTGATTGAAGTTGGTTCTCCTTTTGCACAACTTCTTCCTACCAACTCTATCCAAACTGGTTCTGTTGCATATGTTCAGACTGGTGTTTATTTCATTAGAGGATTCTTTGTAGACGTTCCATATCAGTATATCCTTCTGGATCAATATGGTAGTTCTCCTCAATATAGGATTGGTCTCGATATTCTTGAGTCTATTGTTACTCCTGAGGATGACGTATCACTCAATGATAACGCTGCAGGAACATCTAACTATGCTGCTCCTGGTTCGCATAGATTTAAAATTGGTACAAGGTTAATCAAAAAACTGCTCAACGATGATGCAGATAAAGACTTTATCGAACTACTTCGTATCAATGGTAATAGGGTAGAAAATCTTGTCGATAGAAGTGCATATAGTGAACTAGAAAGATCTTTAGCAACTAGAACTTACGAAGAGTCTGGTGACTACGTAGTTAGAGATTTCCAAATCACCATAAGAGAAAATCTTGATGATGGTTTTAACAATGGTGTATATCAACTTAATGAGATTACTAGTAGCGGCAATGCATCTAGAGAATCTTTGTATTCAATTGAACTTGGTCCTGGCGCTGCATATGTTAGAGGATATCGTGTTAAGACACTCTCCCCAACATATGTCGATTTAGAAAAACCAAGAGATACTAAGGCAGCACAAAATGCTATTGTTCCCTTTGAATTAGGAAACTTTAGTATTCTCAATAATATCTATGGATTCCCCAACGTCTCAGGAACATCTCTGGGAAATGCATACCAAACTTTAGAGATTCGAGATAGATTTACAGCAACACCTGGTATTGCTGCGGGTAATATTATTGGTTATGCCAGAGCGGCATCAATGGAGTTCTATCAGAATCCTGATGGTACATATGGCACTGCAGATGATGAGTATAAGATAAACATCTTTGATGTCCAATTATTCACTGTTATTGAATTAGCATCAAATGCAACTATTTCTGCTGGTTCTATCGTAAAAGGAGTATCTTCTGGTGCAAGTGGTTTAGTTGTTGATGCTGAATCAGCAGACGATCACATTCAACTATATCATGTTTCAGGTTATTTTGAATCTGGTGAAATGGTGACAGTTGATGGTATTAATCTAGATACCATTGAAAAAGTATATGATTATGCTTATTCGGATGCAAGACAATTCCTCACTAGAGACGAAAATACAAATGCTATTGAGTTTACTGGTGATGTAGTTTTACAAGATGAACTACAACTTCAAGGTCTATCGTTTACATATCAAAATCTCGACGGTAATGTAACTGGCACATCTTTAGATGTTACTGGTACAGGATATATTAGCGGTACTAATATTACTACCACTGGTGGTGACGGTACTGGGTTGACAGTTGATATTACTGCGAGTAATGGTACGATTTCATCTGCAGTCGTTAATACTGCAGGTTCTGGATATAACGTTGGCAATTCTGTTACTGTCGCAAACTCTAGAGGCACTGGCGTTAATACTTTAGGAACTATCGCTACTGCAGGAACTGGATATACTGCTACTACTGGACTTGCAACAACTGCTTCTGCTTCTGGTACTGGTCTTATTGTTGATATTACTGCGGATGCTAATGGTGCTGTTCAAACAGTAGCAGTCAATTCTGCATCATTGTCAGATGGTAGTGGATATGTAAATGGCGAAGTGATTACGATCACAAACGTTAATGCAAGTGGTATTGCTACTATTGATACCATTGGTGCTGCAGATGCTTCAAGAACTGCTGGTACATATACAATCGGTGCTTCTGATTACACCACAGATTCTGCTGCTGGTACTGGAGCAGAATTCTCAATTGTTGTTGATGGCGCAGGTGCTGCAACAGTTACTATCACCGATGATGGTTTGACTTATGTTGTAGATGACACATTCACTGTTGCTGATGCTGACCTTGGCGGTGGCGGTGGTGCTGCTCTGACCTTTGATGTTGCATCTCTGCATGGTAATGGATGCACAATCCCTGTCTCTGCTATTCATGGCAATGGACAGACTCTAGAAATTACTGCAATCGGAAATTCCAGTATCGTCGGTCTCAATTCAAATTTTGCTGCAGATCTTCGTCCTGGTGATAGAATTTTCTTTAGTAAAACTGAATATGTAGATGTTGATTTTGTTTCTACTAACAATCTTACTGGAACTGGACCAGAGTATATCTTCGACTACTCTGCACAAAGAGTAAACATCACTCCTCCTTCTACAAACTTTCCTACTCCTGGAGATTACAATACATTAGTTCGTTATAGAGCACAACTTTCTGGCAATGAAGAAAATTCAGATCTTCTGACCAGAATGCCTAAGGGATATATCAAATCAATTTCTGACGAGTCTATGACAGTTAGAAGAACTTTTGATTCCCAAACTGTCTCTGCTAACTCAGTATCTATTACTCTACCAGAAAATGAACAATTCTCTGCGATCTCTGAGGTAAATTATTCATTCACGGTTCTTGCATCAACCAATAGTTCGTATCCAGTAGGTTCTCAAATTCCTATTGATACTACCAATAGCGGAAATTTAGGATATACTATCTTCACTTCTTCTGATAGGACTACCATTCAGATTAATAATCTGACTAGTATCACATCAATTAAAGTTACTGCTACTATTTCTAAAAATGTTACTCAGAGAAAGACAAAATCTTCTCAGAAAATGTTTGTCTTGAAAGTTATTAGAACTATTCAAGACTTAGATAAGCAAAATTATAACCTTGCGTATCTTAATATTTACGGTACTAGAATTGAAGACCAAGAAATATCTTTAGGTCTTAAGGATGCATTTAATTTGCATGCTGTTTATGAGTCTTTGGACGATAACGATCCAGTAATTCCATCAGTAACCTTAGTAGAACCTAAGTTCTTTGAGGTGGGTTCAATTGTTACTGGTAAAACTTCTAAAGCTAGAGCAAAAGTAGTTGAATTTGCATCTGGTTCTTTACAACTTTCTGTTGTATACATTAGTGGTCAATTTGTTTTAGGAGAAACTATCACTGGTTTTGATAGTAACGGTGATATCCTTACAGGTATTATTAACGATGCTGATGGTTCTGTAGTTGTAGGTTCTAAAGTAGTTACTGATAGATATTTCTTACAACCAGGACAGACTGGATTTATGTACGATTGTTCTAGAGTCGTCCGTAAGAAAGGAACTCCCACTCCTATTAGAAAATTAAAACTCGTTTTAGATTATTACAGTCACTCTGCTACTGGAGATTATTTCGGTGGTCAGTCTTACTTAGACACTGTATATGAAGACATTCCAGATTTTGAAGATAAGTATCTTGCAGATTACTTGGATTTCCGTCCTGGTATTAAAAACTTATTTAATGGTACTGGTACTGTTTCATCTCCAGCATTTGTAAACTGTTCTACGTTTGACTTCAAGTCAAGAGTGTTTAACGTAAGTGGCACTCCTACAGCAACTGTATTTGATATTCCTAAGTTGAATAGCGATTTCCGTTGCGATTATGATTGGTATCTTGCTAGGGTTGATAAATTATATCTTGACGAGAATGGTGATTTCCAAGTAGTCAAAGGTAAATCTGCAGAAGTTCCTAATGAACCAGATGATCTCCAGAATGCAATGCTACTTGCAGTTCTTCGTCACCAACCATATGGATTTGATCCAGAAAAAGATGTTGCCATTGAAAAGTCTGATAATAGACGTTATACAATGCGAGACATTGGTAAAATTGAAAATAGATTGAATCAAGTTGAGTATTATACTTCACTTAACATGTTGGAAAGTGATACAATGAATCTTAGCATCACCGATGCTAATGGTAATAATCGCCTTAAGAATGGATTCTTTGTAGATGACTTTACAAATCAGTCTATGTCAGCAATGAATCTAGAAGACTTTGGTGCTTCTCTAGATTTTGTTGAAGGGACATGCCATCCTGCACATTACACAACTAATATTGCATTAGTTGTAAATGAGAATCTAAGTTCTGGGACGCAGACAACTGGTCCAATCATTACTTTACCATATACAGAGTCGTTGATTATTGATCAACCCTATGCGTCTCGTGTAGAGAATGTCAACCCATTCAACGTCTTCACATATATTGGTCGTATTGATTTAACACCATCTTCAGATGATTGGATTGATACAACTAGAGTTCCTGCTTTAGTTACTAATGTTGAAGGAAACTTTGAATCTACACTCAGAGCACAAGGAGCAGGCAACGATGGGTTTGCACCTGTTCAATGGGGTTCTTGGAGAACAACTTGGAGACGTAGAAGACGTAGAACCAGGACAGTTAACACTAGACGCCGTTCTAACTGGGGAAGAGGAAGAGCAACTGATAGAATTACAAGAGTTACGACAACAAGAAGACAAACTAGAGAGGGTATTAGAACTCAAGTTGTACCTAGAATTGATAATGTTTCTCAGGGTGATAGTATCATCGCACAGACATCGATTCCTTTCATTCGTTCTAGGAATATCGATGTAAATATCGCTAGAATGAAACCAAGAACTTCGTTCTATGCATTCTTTGATGGTAAAAATATCGATGATTACATTGTTCCTAAGATTCTTGAAGTTGTAAAAGATTCTTCAGTTGATGCTAGAACTAATGCTACCCCATTTGTTGTTGGTGAAACTGTTACTGGATTAACTTCTGGTATTCAATTCAGAGTCTCTGCTCCTAATGATCATTACGTATTTAATCCATACGATGATGCAGATATGCCTTCATCGTATGCATCTACAACTAATTTTATTAACGTAGATAGTCTTGCTTTAGCAGCACAAGCTCAAGGTGAATATTATGGTAATGTTCAAGTTGGAGAAGTTCTTCAGGGAGCGTCTGGTGCTACGGCAGTTGTTGCTAACAGAAGAATTATCTCAGATAGATTGGGACAATTTAGAGGTTCGTTATTCATTCCAGATCCCAGTGTAGATTCTAATCCTAGATGGCAAACTGGTGCTAGAACTCTTCGTTTCACAACTAATGAGAATGATAGTAGACTTGCTGGCACAGTTGCTTCTTCTGCAGAAGTTGAGTATGAAGCATCTGGTACTTTGAATACACTAAGAGAAAACGTTCTTGCTGTTCGTAATGCTGATATCGTTCGTGATACAGTAACTCAAAGAAGAACTCTTCGTACAACTCGTACAAACCGCCGTCAAGTTGGTTGGTGGGATCCCCTGGCACAATCATTCCTTATTGAAGAGCAAGGTGGTGTATTCGTAACATCCGTTGAGGTTTACTTTAATGCTAAGGATGAAAATATTCCCATCTCTATGCAGATTCGTACAATGGAAAATGGTTATCCAACAACAACCATTCTTCCTTTCTCTGATGTTACTATCACACCAGTTGATATTCAAACATCAGAAACTGGTGCAATCGCAACCAAGTTTGTATTTAGAGCACCTGTTTACATCCCAGAATCTATCGAACATTGCTTTGTTCTATTCTCAGACTCTAACGAGTATCAGGTTTGGATTTCTAGGATGGGTGAACTAGATATTTCTGGTGATAGAACAATCTCCGAGCAACCTTATGCTGGTGTACTGTTCAAATCACAAAACGCAACTACTTGGACAGCAGACCAGTATGAAGATCTTAAGTTCTCTCTGTATAAAGCAGCATTTGACACTACAACACAGTCCACTATTGTTTTAAATAACGCTGAGTTGAATATTGGTAATGCTGGCAGACTGAGACTCCCCGTTGATCCTGTTCAAACATTCCAACCTGAATTGCAACTGGTTACTAATTCAACATCAATTAACTATACTATTGGTGCTAGAATTTATCAGAAGACGACTTTGGCAGAGGGTACTATTATCAACTTTACCGAAAGTGCTGGTGGTAACATTGTTACTATCAATGATATTTCTGGTAGTTGGCAGCAAGGTTCTGATACTGGTGGTGTTATCATCAATAGAATCGTTTCATCTAAGACATTAGCAACAATGATCGTCACTGGTGCATCTGGTGACTTTGAAGTTGGTGAAACAATTACTGGTAACTCAGCAACTGCTCCTACTGCAGAAGTTATTTCTTGGGATAGTGGAACTAATACGTTAACACTTAAGTATGTCTCTACAGTCTTTACTGTTAGTACCGAAACTATTAGTGGTGGAAATACTAACGTAACGGCAACTGTAGATTCAATCACATATTCGGGTGATGCAACAACAGGTTCTCCTCTTGCTGTAAATGATGCCTTTGTAAGCACAAGTCCAACATATACCACAGGTCAAAGAAAGGTTAGAATTCGCCACAGAAATCATGGTATGCACGATGTTGATAACAACGTCGAAATTATCAATGTTGAATCTGAAGTTAGTGAGACGTATTTGACTTCTTCAATTTCCAATTCGGATACTACAATCTCGGTTAATGATGCTTTGGCATTCCACCAAAGAATCAGTGGCGGATCTGTTGGAACATCCAATCCTGGATATATTAAAATTGAAAATGAAATTATTTCTTACTCAGCAATTAGTGGTGATGGTAAAACCATTACTGTATATGAAAGAGGAGTTGGATCTACCACTGCTGCAGCACATGCCGATGAATCTATCGTTGAGTGCTATAACCTTGACGGAATTCCTCTAACAGAGATTAATAAAACGCACATTGGAATCTCATCTCCAACTTTAGATTCTTACGATGTTACTACTACTTCTATTAGTAGTAGGGGTATCAATGCTGGTGGTATCAATGTAGTTGCTACGCAAAATATTCAATACGAAATTCTTGCTCCACAATTACAAACACTGATTATGCCTAATACAAGTATCAATGCGAGGGTTAATACGGTAAGTGGTTCATCTATCAATGATGGCGAAACTTCTACTCAAAATTCCTTTGTCAATGATGGATTGTTTAATGACATCTTATTAGAAGATGATAATTATTTTGATGCTCCTCAAATTATTTGTTCTAAGGCAAATGAAGATGCTGAACTTGGTGGTGCTAAGTCATTTAGAATGGATGTGGCAATGGCAAGTGAGAATCCTAATCTCTCTCCTGTTTTTGACACAGATCGAATGTCAGCAACTCTAGTTAGTAGCAGAATTAATAGTCCTGCTAATTCTAACTCAGCATTGCTCCCAACAGGTGACGAACATGATGCAGTTTATATCAGTAAAATTGCATCACTAACAAACCCATCAACGTCAATTAAGTTGATGTTCTCTGGGTATCGTCCTCCTAACACATTCATTAAACCACTATATAGAGTGTTGCCGAAAGGTTCGACAGAATCTATTGAAAATCTAGGATTCCAGTACTTCCCAACAACGGAAGCTACAATTCCTTCAACTGAGGAGGAAGAAGTCTACAGAGATTATGAATATGAGGTAACAGGATTGGATTATACTCAATATCAGATTAAAATTCTTCTGATATCTTCTAACCAAGCGTATACACCAATCATTAAAGATCTTCGTGGAATCGCTCTTGCTGTATGAGTCAACTACCTGTAAAAGGGCATGATGATTGGTATCGAGACTCTCAGAGAGGGAGTTTCGATAATTCCAATAGTGCCGAATATAATAAATTTATGTCAGCGTATCAAGCTAGACAAAAAGAGTCTGAAGAAAAAGAGGCTTTACAAAATGATGTTTATCAGTTAAAATCTGATATGAGTGAGATCAAGTCTCTCTTACTAACGTTAGTCCAAAATCGAGAAACACATTATGACAATTGAAAAAGTATCTCAAGATGAAATGCTTGTGCAATTCAAAGAACGATATTCAAAACTGATTGATGAAAATCAGAAGATGGCATCACAAATTAAGGAAAACGAAGTTCAAGCATTGAAACTCCAAGGTGCTATTGAAACTCTTGAATATTATAATACTCAGGAAGAGACTGCTTCAAATCCTCCAGATGAAGACGAAACAGAAGAATAATTACTAGAGGACTACGGTCCTCTTTTTTATTGCATATAAATAACTCAGAAGCGTAATCTCTCACCTTTTCGGGAATGGCAAATAGAATTCAGTTAAGACGTGGCTCGGCTACGCAGTGGAGCAATTCAAATCCTACGCTGGCGCAAGGCGAATTAGGAATTGAACTCGATACAGGCCGTATCAAAATCGGTGATGGTGTTACTGCATGGAACTCACTTAGGTATGAAAGACCTATTGAATCAGTTTCTGCTACGGCAAATACGTTGGTTCAGCGTGATGCTGATGGTAATTTTGCTGCAGGTACAGTAACAGCAACTCTTATTGGTAATGCTTCAACATCAGATCGTCTTTCTTCCACTAGACAAGTTTCACTTACGGGCGACTTAACTGGTTCTAATACCTTTGATGGTGGTGCAAACCTTCCTATCAATGCAGAACTTTCGCGTATTACTACTCTACCTCATTATTCTAGTGAAAATACTGAGGCAACAGGAACTTATACTAAAGTAGTAGTTGACTCTAAAGGTAGAATTACTAATGCTTCTACTCCAACTACTATTCAAGACTATGGTTTAGATACCAGCATTGCAGGAACAGGTGCTCAACCATATGATTTAGACCTTGCTGCAATCACCAATCTTACTGATGGTGCTGCTGGTTTTGGTCTTATTTCTAGAACATCTACTGGCAATATTACTGTTAGAGATATTGTAACAGCATCTACTCAACGTATCACTGTTGATAACGGTGATGGTATTAATGGTAATCCTAGTATTGACTTAGGTCTTACTACAGTTGTTCCTGATACATCATCATTTTCTCAGGGTTTATATAATACAGAAAGTCTTACATCTGTAGATTCTGTTGGTGCAAATGGAGAACTTCTTGGTACTGAAACTGTAAACACAATTAAATTTACAGTAGATAAGTACGGTCGTCTTCAAAGTGCAACAAATGTACCTATTGCTACTGCTACCGAGGGTAGTAAGTATGCGGCATATGCAGCAGGTACAACGTATGTTAGATATAATATTATTGAAGATAGTAGTAGAATATATCAAGCAATTACAGGAATTGCTGCAGGTGGTGGTGCTCCAACCCATACTGATGCTTCAGATGCTGGTGGATGGAGATACCTCGGTGCTGCATTAGTAGAGCAGAAAGGACTTGCTTCTTTCGCACAAGAAGATTTTGATGTTGATGCCAATGGACATGTAACTATTTCTGCGGTTGGCGTTGACAATACACAACTACAGAATAATAGAGTTTCTTTTGCTGATGGAAATACAAAAGAAGATTTTGAACTGGATCAAGAACTTACTGCAACCACTGGATACAGAGGATTCAATTATCTTAACTATCTTAAAGTTAATGATACGAGCGGTAATCTACTTGTTGGCGCTAATAATACGGGGGACAGCGGAGCTGGC